ACTTGTACCCAAGCGAGCTTGCGGTACGGGAAGCGCTTGGTTTTGAGCAAGCGGAGTTCTTCTTGCGGGATGCTACGTTTAGCCCACCACAAGAAGATTGAAATGAGAGCACCGGCCCAGAGGCCAGCCATCATACCGGCAAAAGTACCGGCGAAGATCCAGATGAAGAAGAACGTAATGACTACGTCTAGGAAGATGTCGTATTTAGCGATGCGTTTGAGATTGAACTTGAGTAATAAGAAGATCATGGCTAAAGCAGCGATTAGTCCAGCTAGAAACATCGTTTATTCCTCATCGTCAGGTGGTTCGTAATCGTCGAAACTTGTGCTAAAGCATGCAGGACACGCAGGGTCGCCAACGGGTACGATGTAACTACCGTCGCCGACGTAATGGATCTCGTGACCTTTAGGTATAAATTCTGCTTGATCGTCGTCGAATACTTCTCCGCAGGATCTGCATTGATACATCTGTGACATTTGTGTACCTACCAAGGTATAGCTTGATTTATTTGGGTTAGCCCCTGCCAGTGCAGGGTCATGTTTTTTAAGTTGTCAGGTAGTTGTGGTTGAGCTTGTTTGTGTAAATCTAAAGCAGAAAGTTTGTTGTAAAACCAAACGTGCTGTACTGCGTAAGCAATATTGTCGTACAGTTTTCGGTATTCTTTTCTAGAAGTACCGGGTATATCTCTGTATACCTCAAACCCTACGTACTCTGGATTTGTGTAAGACACGCCGTCGTAGTTAGCTACTAATAAGGTGTCGTATACGTATTCGCGATCTACGATCCGTTGATTAGGTCGTAGGAATGTGAATACGTAATTAGGGTATGGATGTTCACCAGTAATCACGGCCGCCTCGGCAGGACCGCCAGTTGGGTGGTGGCACCCAACGCCAGTCATAAGTTTTAATAGAGTTAATACGTTTGATGAATGCATAGATTGCACGGATCATTGTTCGTCACCATCGAACAGTCCTAAGTAGTCCCGTTCTTGGGTTAAGTTAGCGTCGCGAGGGAAGTCGTCTTCGTGAAGCAGCGGCAGCTGAGCTGCTCGCATGATGCGTAAAATAAAATTGTTTACGCCTTCCATGTCGTCGAATACAAGATGCGGTCTGGCATACGCTGATAGTTTGCCGTCTTCATCGTAAAAGACTTCGGCTAGCTGGATGAACTCGCCATCCTCATCGAGGAATCGGTCGCGAGTTACTATAAAGCGGTGGTTCCAAGTACTCATCGATGAAAGCCTCCTTTGTTATTTAGGTCTCTTTGCTCCATGCTTCGTCCCAAGCCTCCAGTTGGTCACCGGTATCTCGATCGTACAGGATGGCGTCTTCGACCCACACTGCATCGGCACCGTGTTCGATCTGCCAGTCTTGAGTAGCATCGGTTAGTTCTTGGACAATCTTGTCGGCGTCTTCGGTGTTGACTCCGTCGATCCCGTTGAATTTAAAGATGACCATTACCTGGAATGATTTACGCATTATTGTGGTCCTATAAATAAAAAAGCCCAACAGAGCTGGCAGCTCCATCGGGCTTTTAATAGGTGGAAACTAGGGCTGGATAGAGGGTTAGCCATCTCCAAGCGTCCGGTGGAGGCCATACATTACTGCTGGCCAGGCCCTAAGTTTCCGGTTCGAATATGTTAGCACGTAATTAGTTAGCCTTTGGCGGCTCAAACTTACCGACGTTGACCACCACTTCCTTGATGTAATTGGCGATCTCGTCGACGCTTTCGTTGATGAGATCCGGTGGTAAGGTTTTACCTGCAGCAATCTGCATGGCACCGAACACAAAGCCGATGCCACCGGCTAGTTCTTTAATGAGAGTCTGGAGATTCTCCATTTCGAAGTTACCGTCTTTGGTTACCTCGAAGATGGCTTCACGGATATGTTCGCGGATATTAGTCTTGAGGGTTGTCATGATTGGTTTTCCTGTTTCCTACGTTGTTACCGATTAGTCGTTTACGTCCGTCTCGGGTTACGCACATCTGGCGTATACGGTCTGTCTCCAGACCTAATGCGTCGCATACCCAGCTGAAGGACCCGACGTGGTTCTTTCGTGAGTACACATAGTTAAGAGCCTGTTCGCGTTCGCCGAGATACCGGCTATCGAAATCACGAACAGCTTGCAGTAGTACGCTAGCCCATAACACCTGGTACTCACCGTGTTCTCTTTTCAGTGAATCGTATTCGTTGTCAAAGTCTGGTCTGAAATACTGCATGGCACGCTACCGCCCTTCTTGCCCTAGTTTCTCCCCCTCCGACCTTATGGCCGAAGGGGGAGAGCATGGTGCCGTTTTGGGTAAGGATGACGGCCAACCTTCTCTCTGGGACCTTAAGCGGCGCGCAGCTGCTTCATGAAGTCCTCGACCTCGTTGGCCTCGGACTCCTGCTGCAACCGCGTGACGATCTCATCCATGAGAGGCAGCGCTTCCTGGAAAGACGCGCAGGTCTTGTCGACGTACCAGTTGCCGTCCTCATCGCGGGCTCGCTGCTCAAAGTGATACAGCGGGCTGATGTCGGTGAGGTACGCCATCTTGGCGCCGAGCAGAGTGTGCAAACGGTTCAGTGCCATATAGTCACTGTCGACCAGCTCGGGGATACGCTCGTTAGAGGCGTAGACACCGACCCAGTCACCGACGTCTTGGGAGAAGTCGATACCGTTGCCGAGATCTTCGGCAGCCGTCTTGTCGTTAGCGATGTACAGGCGGCGAGCCGCCCAACAGACGCCGTTCATGACGGACTGAACGAAGGTGAGCAGACGCTCCGGCTTGAACTCAGGGCCCGGAACCGGGACTCCCTGATCAAGTTCAGCGCGGACAGCGGCCTGGCGCTCACGCTGTAAACGGAAGAAGGCAAGAGCAATACGCTCGAGCGGATCGTCCGCCTGCTGCGATTCCACGTACTTGGCAATGGAACCAAGGGTGGTGTTCTTCTCGGACATGTAGCCGATAACGTTGGGGATGAACGATTGGTCTTTGATAGCCATGATTGATTACCTATGGTTGATAGCGGTTAAGGCTGTTGTTTACTTTTCGCGGATCAGCTTAGCCAAGTCGTTGGCTTCGCCGACATCATCGAGCGTGGATTCAATATCCACGTCCAGTGATTCGTGGTCAGTCATCCGTTGTTCGTGGTCATTTAACCAGTCCCAGTTGACGACGTTCAGATTGAGGGTTGTGTTGTAAGGATTAGACATTGGTTATTTCTCCAGATCGTCTATGTCGCCCTCGATATCGAGGAGCATTAGTGTAATGACGGCCAGAAGGACTTCGTCCGGGTGCGCCTTGACGTATTCAAGTGCCCCACGTGCTTTGTCCATGGCTCGTTGTACACGATTGGTTTGTAAGGGTAGATCTAGCTGCTGCATGGTTAGTTACCTTGGTTACCGAACACATATTACTCACTGACCGCGAGCCCCGAAGGGGCGAGCGTAAGTTCTGGGGGTGCACCCCAACGGTGCCAGGACGCGGCATCAGCTGCTTCGTCCATGGTCTGATAGTAGTCGGAGATACGGTCGTACGGCTCGTACCACCAACGCTTGGCATTGCCGTCGTAGTTGAAGGAGGCACGGCCGACGTACCAGCCCATGCCTGAGCGCAGGGGGATTGGGGGAGAAACCGCGCAGAGCTCGTGCACGGGATCGGTGATGTTTTTGGTTACGTGGGCGTAGAACAGGTCCAAACTGTTCACTGGCAGTGAGTCGTGATAGATGACAGGTGTCATTGGTTAGGTGTCCTATATTGGTTCACAGGTGAAACTATTAGTGGTCAGTTGACCGTGGTTAGGGGTCAAAGTCTGAGTTATCCACAGACTGTGTGACGGGTTTAGGTCAATGTGTGCAGGAAAAACGGCATGTGTGCACCCTTCGAGAGAAGGTGTGTGCAGCAATTTTTCTTTATAAATCAATATGTGTGCAGTGTGTGCAGTCTTTTTTAGAATTCAATTCAAATTTAAGACGTATATAAAAAATGAACGTCTCTATATACGAACTGAACTTGGAAAATCCCTGCACACACGTCACACATTTTAGGTGTTTCGTTAGAAATCAACGACTTACGTAGATCAGTAGAATTTAATTGCGTCACACAACCACCATTTTGTGTGCACACACGGCCATAAAGGGTGCACACATTGGCCAAATGGCTGCACACATAGTCAGAATTGACATGCATATCTGACCACTATTCTGTTGCAGAGGATAACGGACCACTGACCACGGGCAACGGGCACATGGCAATGGTCCGTTGTTAATGGTCACTCCCACCGGCACTCGGCCGCTTGTTCGTTGACCCGGTTCCAGTAGGCACGCAACTCGAGCTTCGCTTCCTCGAGGTCGTTCTTGCAGTCGTACAGGACCTGCACGTAGTCCTCCTCCGACCAACACTCGGCGACCCAATGGCCGCCGAGGTCGTAGTTGTCGTACGCGTATTTCTCGAGCAGTTGTACGTTGGTAGTTGTCATGGGTGTTAGTCCTGATGTGAGGCACTGATGAAGGCGACCCAGGCTGTAAGGAATGATGCAGCCAGGCATGCAATAAGGATTTCGTAGCTGGGCATGAGCCATGCTATGCAGAACTCGAGGGTGGCACCGATGATGAGAATGGTTGAAGTGCGGATGTTCATGGTTAGTTACCTGTGGTTAGAGATGGGAGGTTGGAGGTCCCTCCCGGTTGGATTAGGTGAAGAGGTTGAGTACGCCGAGGACGAATAGAGCTGCCATGTCAGGCTTCTCTTTGGCGTAGGTGATGACAGTCTTGGATGCTTCTTTAGCTTTCTCAGCTGCGATGTATCCAGCGTCGGGGGTTTGATCTTGGGTCTGGTTGTTGGTGGTTTGGTTGTACTGATCCATGGTAGATACTCCTAGTTAGTGTAGATACATAGTAGATACTGACCGCGAATCGCGAAGCGATGAGCGTGAAACGTTGGGGGTTACTGGGGGACAAGGTTCCATGAAACGGTTAGAAAACAAGGTTCCAATGGGTGAATCCGGGGAAAGGGGTTGGTGCTGGAGTCGAGGGGGGAGATAGTGTGTGAGTAATTCAGACAGAAAAAACCGACCCCCCTACCCCCCTCTCGAAAAGCAAAATCCGAAAAAATTTTTATAGAATTTTTTTGCAGACGCGTTTTGCGTATACTCCGCCCACTAACCACGGCCCACGAGCCACTGATGACGGACACTAAAATCTGTTCACGGTGCCAAAAGGAGTTGCCACTAGCGTCGTTCGAGCAGCATAAAGGCGGGACACTGAGGAACATGTGTCGCCCCTGCAAACTAGCCTCTAACCGTCAACAACGGTCCACTGGCTACAGACCGTATCTCTCGAACCTTTTATCCAAGAGCAAGGACACCAGTAAGAAACGGAGGTTTACCAGTTACGAGATTACGGTCGACCAGCTAGTCGAACTCTGGCAGTTGCAAGATGGCCGTTGTGCGATATCAGGGGTTGTCCTGACACACCACAACGGCGGGTCTGGTATTAAGGACTTTAATGCCAGTATCGACAGAATCGACAGTACGCTGGGGTATGTACCGGGCAACGTTCAGCTGGTGGCGTACCGAGCCAACATGTTAAAACAAAGCCTAAGTACAGACATGTTGTACTGGTGGGTTAAGACCATTTACCAGTACTCTTGTGATTAGACAGTATCAGGGCTAATATAAATGCTGCCGAAAGTCCAGGTGTTCGCTATCGAGGGCTTTGACGAGGCCATCATCGGGACTGCCTACAGGGGCGGTCACGAAGTATTGGTCTACGATGGGGATATAGCCGAGGCCATAGTGGCCTCGCTGACCAAAAACCCCACAACCCTCCACGAGTACCTGACCCATATCGCCCTGCATAAGCTGGGTGATCAGGCACCGGTTTTTGTATATCTGGACGTAGAAGTAGGTGGAGACCTCAGCGATTCAACAAGAGAACCAGGCACCCCTATCCACTGACACGGCTCATTCTGATGAGCTGATGTCACATGTCGAGTTCCAGTCGTTGACCCCATACATGGGGCTGACGATGAGTTCTCTGACTGTACAACAGGAGCGGTTGGTTCTCTACATGGCTCGCGGGATGACTATTGCTGCAGCAGGGCGAGCGGCTGGTTATGCCAGTTATCGCAACGCACTCGATGCAGCTAAGCACCCGTCTGTCGTAAAAGCGCTGGACTACTTCCGCGAACAGATGCGCGAAGAGGTGAAGTTCACGCGCTCGCACGCACACCAGATGTATCTGGACGCGTACAACGCAGCGGCCACCTCGACGGAGATGAAGAATACGGTGGACTCGCTCGTGAAGTTGCACGGGTTGGCTGCACCAGATAACGCGACGCAGATCAACATCAACGTGAATACCGCCCAGATGGAGCGGATGAGTGATGAGGACTTGCTGAAGTTGGCGGGCAAAGACACCGACTATCTGGAGCCAGAAGCGCCTTGATTGACGAGATCCCAATGTTGGAGTGCAGAGGGTGTAAGACATTACATCCTGAGACCCTGTACTCGAACAAGAAGGAACGGGTATGTGTCTACTGTAAAGCGGACGAGCAGGAGGGGCTGCCTCAGCCTGCTGCTGCCGAGCCGGTTAAATCGCCGGAACTAACTGTGAAGGAGCAGGCTCAAAAGGAGCTTGCTTCGCGGATCCTCTCACGTAAGCGGCTGCTGCCGTTCGTGGAGAAATTCAACCCTGACTACAATGCCGGTTGGGTACACAAAGATGTCTGCAAAAGGCTCGAACAGTTCTCGCGTGACGTCGTGGATCAGAAGTCTCCGCGTCTCATGCTATTCATGCCTCCCCGCCACGGTAAGAGTACGCTGGCGTCGGTTTCATTCCCGGCTTGGCATCTGGGCCGTAACCCTGAGCATGAGTTTATTAGTTGCTCGTATTCGGGTTCGCTTGCGATGGGTTTTAGCCGTAAGGTACGTCAAGTACTTCGTGAGCCGACGTATAAAGCGGTCTTCAAAACGCGCCTGGATCCGGATAGTCAGAGCGCTGAAGCGTGGCTGACCACGGATGGCGGTGGCTTCGTAGCCGCCGGTGTCGGCGGTGGTATCACCGGTAAGGGTGCACACGTTCTCGTTATCGACGATCCGGTTAAGAACCGCGAGGACGCAGAGAGTCAGAACAACCGGGATGCGAACTGGGACTGGTATACGTCAACGGCGTACACCCGTCTTGCTCCTGGCGGTGGTGTGTTGGTAATTCTAACGAGGTGGCATGATGATGACCTGGCTGGTCGACTTCTTAAATCGGGTCTTCAAGGCGGAGACGAGTGGGAAGTCGTCAGATATCCCGCCATCGCCGAAGAAGACGAAGAGTTCCGTAAAGCTGGTGAAGCCCTCCACCCGGAGAGGTACAGTGTCGAAGCGCTCCGTCGAATTGAAAAAGCCGTAGGCCCCAGAGACTGGTCAGCGCTTTATCAGCAGAACCCAGTAGCCGATGACGGTCAATACTTCACCCGTGGCATGGTCAACTACTATGACCCCGAGGACATTGATGAAGACGCCATGCGTTACTACTGCGCGTGGGACTTGGCCATCGGTAAGAACGATCGCAACGACTACAGCGTCGGCATCGTTGTCGGTATCAACGACCGCGATGACATGTTCGTGATGGACGTCGTGCGCGGGAGGTTCGACGGCTTTGAAATAGTCGAACGGATACTTGACCTCTACGAG